GGACAGTCCACGAAGTCGTGGAAGCCGCCGAAATATTGTGGGTGAACGCGATAAGGTCGGCCCTGAAAACCTGAGCTGCCAATCCATAAGTCCCATCCGATGTCAACGTTATCATTCCCTTCGACAGAGCTGACGCAGAGGGGATCTCGGACGAATCCGGGACTCTGACTCCGCAAGCATCTGGATGGAAGGGTCTGAGCGTAGCGAGAGTGAACTGGGGAATAGAATTCCGAGGCTTAGACTTAGGTTGTTTCTTAGCCTGGACGCCAGTTGTGACAGCACCTTTGCGAGGTACAATCTCCAACTCAGTTGGCTTGTTGGTTGCGACTGAGAGGACCGCGTCCGCCTTGTTCTTTCTAGCACGCTGACGAGCCATCGTTTCAATTGATTCACTTTTGAGAAAAGAGTATTAAGTAAAGCTATTATGATGATATTATTATTATTAGTATAGAGTTCTGTACCGATGTATGGGATTCCACTCGGTGGAATGGGACTGTACATCGACAAGTACCCACCGAATCTCACAAAGAGACTCAAGATGGGTTGGTAGGTGCAGTCTCTCGGCGTTTAGCTCCTTACGGATATCTACCAGTTTAAACCTATCGATCCCATGCTCATATTATCACCCTGAGCTGGGTCTATCATGCCTAATCCAGGAAACCTGTCCTCAGTATTTCACTGAGGAGTTGGTCCCTCTGGGGATGATGTCGGTACTCATGCTTGAACTCATTAAAATGATACTCCCTCTCTTCTCTAGTTCCTCTATGAGACAAAAGGGTGGTGACGTTCTTCCCCACGTTCAGAGGGTAGGCCGTGCCATCGCTCAAGTACATGTGAGAGCAGAACTCAAATTGGCCTGTCTCCAGGTCTATCAAATTGTACTGCTTCACTTTATACCCACTGCGAGCGTATTTCTGCGGTGCATCATCCACATATCCGACTATACCGTCATCGCCAGCATTAATGCTGCCGTGCGATCCGACTGCGTTATGCCTACAAAAAGCATTCCGAGAATTCGTCGAACTAGTGTTCTTGCATCCAGAAGCCTGCACGCCCCTCTTCACTTGGGAAATTAAGAGCCCGTTGCTGAGTCCAAACACCTTAGAGGAGAGCGTATATGCACGAAAGCGCATATATTTCGCTGCGATCGACTCGTCAGGTAGTCCTGCCAGCATGATCCGGTTCTCAGCCTCAAACCGAAGATCATGGTACTTCACGTTCCAATCGTAATGTGAGAAATCAATGTCCGCAATTGGACCTCCCTCAGCCAAACGACGTACTTGTGAGACCATGCTCTTCATGTCTTCGTCTGTGAACCCCATACCCACCTTCGAAGGACAGGATTCCCAGGTTTCAATCTCCGCCTTGTTCTGCACTGTGTAGAACAAGTGGTCTAAAAT